TTGAGGATAATGATAAAACAGCGGTATCTATACGAGACATATTAAGAGTGCCACTTGGTTGATGCTCCTCGGGTTTAAGAGCAAAAGAATATACATTAATTCCTTGGTGAAACTTGTCAGGAGTATTTTCGTGATGTTGGTAAGGTTGGACAAGGGAGAAATATTCACCCTTGCGAGTAGCAAAGCGATCATTGCCGTTAAGCATTATCTTGGCATTAGTAACCGGGTTGGTTGAGTCAAGATGGTCATTATTATGAACAGTTCCACTACCACCAGCAGTTGAGTAATTATTCCAATATACACCAGCATTACTCTTCTTGATAGTCCATACTAATTCCTTGCAAGGGTGATTGAAATTCATTCTAATGCTTTTCATTGAATCACCAGAAGAAGTTATAGAGTCCGCACCTGTGAATTGAAGTTGCTCAATGAGGTATTCGTGAGATAGCTGGGCGAATCGTCGGCGCTCATCAGTATCAAGGAATATGTAATCAACCCATAGAACAGCCTTCTCTAAGTTAATAGAACCGGTAAGAGCGCTATTATCTTCATAGGAAGTAACAGTACCAGTTTTAGTTTCTTCCTGGAAAGTAAAGTTAGTTGCAGTAGTATCCTTCATATAACCTGCGCCTTCGCTTTCGTATTCAATATTGATTTTTACTTCGTGATATTGAAGAGCGATTAAAGGAAGCGCGAGACCTACATTGCGACAGAACCAGAACTCAAGGGGGACATAAAGTTCATAGGATGCGCCAGCTGCAAGTTTAGTTGAGGTATTTCGCGAATTAGCACCAACCATAACATTATATCCATCGCGCTTTCCAACAGGAAGTGAAAGTTCGTTCCATATATATAGCCATTCAGAGTAATGCTTATCAATGCGTTGACCACCGATTTCAAGTTCTATGGTTTTTAAAAGCTTTTGTCCAAAGTTAGGAACAAGAGCGACAGCAGAAGTTGTTGATGTATTTTTAATTACACCGTAAAAATACACACGATGAATTAAATCACCATTACGAGTTATTTGGAAGCTCACGCGAGAACCGAGAGAACTACTTCCGGTAGGTGTTTGTTCAATAGCTTCAATAGCGAAGTTAGTATGACGACGATATACAACCTTGAAGAAGGTAATTTGAGGATTACCAGTTAAATAAACATCCTGTGCTCCATAAGCTACTAATTGAAGAAGACCACCACCCATTTACGCTATATTCTTTATACTATTAGAGGAGAAAAAAAAAAGGATTAAATAATACACCTATTATATTTAACAATTCAAAATATAATTTATAACACATAATATTTAATTTGAATAAGCCAAACCACCCATACCTGATAATATGCGAAGAACATTGTAATTCACTGCATATATATTGATACCATCATATATAACAGCAGCATCAGCAGCATTCTTTACAGATTTAGTAGTAACCATAAGGGTTGCAGTGTCAATACGAGACATATTTAGAGTTCCACTCGGTTGATGATCCTCGGGTTTAAGTGCAAATGAATAAACATTGATACCAGGATTACTTGGGATATTAGTGTGATGCTGAAAGGGTTGTACGTGCGAAAAGTAAGTTCCTTCGCGAATGCTGAAACGGTCATTGCCATTTAATTGAAGTATAGTTTTTTCAAATGGAGTTGATCCTAAAGGTGTACCAGCAGTTCCTATTAAATTAAAACCAGCCATATAATTTGAAGCACTAAAGGTATTGATATTTATTGGTGTAGGTCGGGAGGCATCAATTAAAGATTTAGTTACATCAACCAAGTCCTTATCAGTGTAATTATACCACGATGCCTTCTTCATATAATTATTAGGCTTGGCAACCCATATAAGTTCCTTGCAAGGATGATTAAAGTTAAGCTTAACGCGAGTAGTAGTAGCATTAGCAAGAGTTTCAGTGCCTGTGAATTGAAGTTGTTCAATTAGGTATTCGTGAGATAGCTGAGCAAATCGGCGGCGTTCATCAGTATCAAGGAATATGTAATCAACCCATAGAGACACATCAGTTAGATCTTTGATTGTGTTTGCGGTTTGGGCAGTATTATATGCTTCTGATGAAGTAGTATCATCTACTAATGTCGTAAGGCAATTATTCTTTGTTTCAAAATCAATCTTAATCTTGACTTCGTGATATTGAAGAGCGATTAAAGGAAGAGCAAGACCAACATTGCGACAGAACCAGAACTCAAGGGGGATATATAGGGTAGTATCATTAAATGAGGTTATATCTTTGTCAGCACCAACCATAGTATCATAGCCATAGCGTTTTCCACGAGGTAGGGAAAGTTCATTCCAGATGTATAGCCAATCAGAGTAATGCTTATCTATTTGTTGTCCGCCAATTTCAATAAGAACAGATTTAATAAGGCGAAGTCCTATATAATTGACATATCGTGTGCCAGCGTATAAATTAGTATGCGTACCCTCAATCTTAGGTAAGGTTGCTTGAAGATATACGCGGTTAATTAAATCACCGTTGCGAGATATTTGGCAATTTACAGTTTGCCCGTATCCAGCTGTTCCGTTAAATGTTTGTTGGATAGCCTCAATAGCGAAGTTAGTATGACGACGATATACAACCTTGAAGAAGGTAATTTGAGGATTACCAGTTAAATAAACATCCTGTGCTCCATAAGCTACTAATTGAAGAAGACCACCACCCATTTACGCTATATTCTTTATACTATTAGAGGAGAAAAAAATATCAATTAAATGTATGTATTAATATATTTATTATATAAAAATTAATATTAATTATTCTATTATAAAGATGTTCAAAGAAAAATCATCAAAAAAAAAATATATTTCTGACAATAATGAGGTTTTTACATTAGATGCGATGCATAACAATATTATAAAGAAGTTTGAGGTTACAAACAAGGACAAAGAAAACTACAAGATATTGTTGTGTGATTTAGAAAATCAGTCAAACCTTATTATGGAAAATATAGAGACATTTAAGAGTATTAACGACAAGGAATATATAAATAATCTATGGACAAGCAATATTATTATAAGAGAGAAAATAATTGAACTCAAGAATAATATAAAAGAGTTGGATTCGTATAACGAAGTTGAATATTATAAAAACACAAGCTATATATTATTTCAATATTATGATACAGTTGAAAAGCAGTCTCATATAAGTAATACGCACGCTTCAATATCTAATGGCGTATGCATTTCTTCAAGCGAACTGCTAAGCAGACAGCCTAAGATATACAAAAATGATTCTAAAAAGAAGCGCTCTTCTGTTTCGGCTACAACAATAAATGTATTAGATGCTCTTAACAATTTAAATATAGAAAACAATTTAATTAGCGATAATAAGCAAAGTAAAAATAGTGATATACATAATACAAGTAATAATCTTGATAATAGTAATGCTAATTCTTCTATACAAACATATACCAATTATTCTAATCATAATGCGAATGCAGCTAATGCAGCAAATGCAGCGAACCCATATAGTTATAGTAATAATAGCACGAATGTATATGAATATTCAAACAGTGCGAAGGATAATATAATTGATAAGAGTTCTCTTGTTGATAAATATATGTCTATCATAAATAAAAAGTATGTTAGAAATGTTGAAGAGGAAGACATAGAGATATGTAAAAATTGCAAAAATCCAATGACTTGCTTACAGCACGATGCTATAATTATTTGTAATATATGCGGTTATCAAGAGCTACTTCTTGTAGAGCAGAATAGACCTATATTAAAACAGAATACGAAAGATACTTCGCATTTCAGTTATAAGCGTATTAATCATTTTAGGGAATGGTGTAATCAAGTTCAGGGTAAAGAGAGTACAGATATTCCTGACGAAATATTTGAAAAGATTTTAACAGAAATAAAGAAAGAGAAGATAGTGGATACTAAAACAATCACTTATAATAAAATGCGGGATATTCTCAAACGGCTAAGGATAAATAAATATTACGAGCATATTAATTATATTATTAATAGAATTAACGGAATACCTACCCCGCAATTTAGCCAAGATCTGGAAGATAAATTATGTAATATGTTTAGAAATATTCAAGCACCATTTTTAAAACATTGCCCGAAAGATAGGAAAAACTTTTTGTCTTAT